ACTCGTGGCTGTGAGATTTTCATTAATGAGTTAATGATAGACCATGACCCTGATTACATGAGTCACTTTACTAACATTCCACCACTAATGGCTTACAATCCGTTTGGTGTACAGGCTACAGAATCACCTGCATTTGTAAAGAACTCATTACCTTACACACCAAGTATGTTTGCCAAAGCATCACCGGGCTTTACTACAAATATCCCTTGGTGGAGTATAGTGCATAGAGTAGGGCCGGATGATTCTACTGCAACCGGATTTAGACACCTATCTCATCATAAGTTCGATAACTACTATGAGTTCATTCGCTCATCTACAGGTAGTATAGGTTGTCAAATTACACTTGCTGGTTACCCAAGTATAGCACCTGATTTGTATTCAGAGATTCTTGAGAATGTAAGTTTGAATCCGGTATGTACTGTAGTATCTGTAGCAACTAATGTTAGTGGTAGTGGAAACTCCGTAGTTACTGTAGACGATGCAAGAGGGTTCCCGAAAGCACCTTACTATGGTAATATGTTAGAATACACAGATGCAAACGGTATAAGACGCACCCATACCTATACTGAGCGTAGTGGATATGATGCGTCTAATATGAATAAACCAAAACAATTTACTATGGTGGATAAATCTTCTTTCACCAGCAATTTAACTGCGGGTACAAAATTACGGCTTACTCGTGCTTATGACTTTAGACCATCAGGAAGTGTGTTTACAGATTCTAAATCAAGTATGATTACAAGAATACTACCACAGATGCTACAGGGTAGTAGAGATACTAACAGCCTACACATGGCTGATGCGTACTTATGTTTATGGCATCCAAACCTTGGTCGCCCACATACTTTCTATTCTGATTCAAGTCGTACTTGGTTATCACCTCACCTTGATAGAGCAGTGGATAAGAAACCATTGAACAGTATGCCTGAACACTTTGAAACTATACACTACCATGATACTACACACTTTGCAAGTCTTGGCCCATTTGCACTAAGAAGAAAAACACCTCAACCTCCTTATCAAATTGCTAACACTAAAGGTGCATCTGCTACTGCTGTAGGTGGTAGCAATGTTGCTATGGTTTTCAATACGAGAGTTTCAGATACAGTGTTTAGTGTAGATGCGTTAGTATCTATTGAAGGTACTCCTAACATTATGTTAGATGGTAGGGTGTATAGTGTCGCTTCTATTAATGCAGGTGCTAATGAGATTACTATTAATGAAACATTAGCCGCTACTATTACTGCTGATGCACCTGTTTTGATAGGCGGTGATGGTAGTATGATTACAGCACAGGCTATGGCTGCGGCTATGGTACAAGGCAGGTCTACTGCCGAATATACTCATCAGGGTGGTCAATCTGATAGTGGTGATGCAAGCACAGTCACTATGCTCAATCACTTTTGGCCTTGCGGTTCTCGTGGTGGGCCACTCGTCAGTAGACTTGACGGCTATGGTTATGTATCTACATCTTGGGACTATCCAAGGGAATACACATTTGATGGCCCTATATGGACTGATGCTGACAATTATAGTTCATACTCTGTAAGTAGTGGTGTAACAAAGACATCGTATGACAGCATATCTAATCCTACTCGTACTCGACCATTTGGTTACAGATTTGGATTACGACAGCCATACAATAAACCACAGTGGTCTACTTATGGTGCAAGAGCATTTAGAGAATCTGCAATTACCGCTACAAATGCTTCTGTAAGTTATCAACATGGCCCGCTTATTCAACAAGAAACACAAACATGGACTTACGCTGGTGGTACTGCATCATTGATTAGTGGTTCTCAACCTGCATATGGTAACAAATATGTTGGTATTATGGAAAGACAAACTAACTTTAGTGGTATGTTAGGTGTAGACATATCTGAAAGGCAAGTAAGATACAGTGACGGTATGAGAGTTACACGACCATTTGGTTGCCCTGTACGCACATTAAGAAATGAATCAACGGTCATAAGAGATTGGTGGGGAGATGATGACGGTCTTGGCCTTACAGGAATAGAGCAAGCGGCTAAGTATTACCTTGTAGATTGGTGGGGTAATACTCGTGGTGAAGATATTAGAAGATACCCTGTTCGTGGGTTTGGTATCAAACCTGCATGGGACAGTGCAGATGTGTACGAATATGATAGAGTAAGTGGTGCTAATAGAACCCCATTCCAAAGACTATACAATGGTGGTAAACCTATTGTTAATTTCAAAAACATAGCAAATCTTAGTGATGGTTTGATAAATGTGACAGCCAGCACTATTCCAAGATTTGGTGGTAGATTAAACAATGTCAATAATAATAGTTCTACAACATTAGTTGATGTGTTTATGCCTACTAATTCTCATAGAGTTGGGGATAATGGTAAGGGTCATGGATTGAGATACCCAACAGCATTCAATGAAGATTTACTTACAGAACTGAATGAACCAAACCACACTACGGGAGTAGTGCTATCTCACCACACAGCAGAGCCTAACATGAATGATGGTTACATTAGAGCAAGAGATGATGTATTGCAATCCGATGAAGTGCCTCGTGGTATAAGTGCAAGACTCGCCATAGCAGAAGATGGACTACTCAAGCCCGAAGCAGTAGTAAGTGACAGAGTGGAAACGGTAGATGGTGATACACCACACAAGGATGCTGTCAGTAGAAGTAGTCCTCGTATCGGTTTAGATACAGAAAATGTAGAAGGTGTAGATGAGAATATGATTATCATTAACACTGAAGCGCACAGCCTACACACTGACAGAAATGTAGGGCAGCGTGTTATTCTACACGGTGGTATGCAAACAGGTTCTCAAACACTTGGTGATTACGACTTAACCGCACTGAACTTTGGTGGGCAACCGCAGGGTGGTGTAATTAGATTAAGCCATACATCTAACTTCAATCCTCTTGGTGGTACATTCCTTGCAGAAACACGCAACTTCGTATCTCCTATTGATGATTCTAATTGGGGTGGATTTACTGATGCTACTTGTGATTACAACAATGACCCTACAATCACTATGGATTCTACAGCAAAGTTGGTAGTGGGTATGAAAGTTAGTGGTACAGGCATTCCAGCAGGTGCTACAGTATCTTCTATTACAGATGCAACCACATTTGAGTTGTCAGCCTCAACTACAGGTGGTTCTGTAACTAACGGTACTTTGAGTTTCACTCCGCCTACAGGTATGGGTAGCAACCCATATGCTACTGATGTGTTCACTACAGCCGGTAAGAGAGCGAATGTGGTGGATAAGAAAATCACATACATGTTACGACCTATTCGATTATTAGACAAACAACACGCTGAAATGTTTAGGTCTAATCTAAACTTACATTCTTCTTCACCGCAATACGGTAGTAACTACTTCGGTGCTACAGCAGGTGGTAAGTATGGACTGTACCTTTATGAAGTCGAAAGTGGGAGGGCGACAGGTGGAGGTATATACATGAGAAGCACCAGCCCCGACTCCAACCCACCATATGTCCCTGCATATCATATGGATATATCAGCGAGCGATACAGTACCAATGAGTAAAGGCCCGAAGATTAAGGGTACAGAGGTTACAGGTTTCGATAAGACACTGTTAGATAATGAAGTGACTCGTGTAATAATTAGTGAAAACTCCTTGCAACATCATCGTGCCGATGCTTCCCGCAGAAGGTCACATGAAGAAGGAGATGTAAAGGAATTAAGAATGGATTATAGCGTACAACCAAGGTTCTCTCAATCCCTCCATCAAAAGGGACATAAAGGCGATGTGACCTACAATAGTTCAGACCATAGTGGTGATGCGGCATGATTAGTGTAAAGGTGTATGAGGTGGGGCCAAGGGATGGTCTACAAGCACTAAATTACATCGTAGATACTGACACTAAGAAGCAACTAATTCAATCACTTTACGATGCAGGAATTGAAACTGTAGAAGAGGCATCCTTTGTACATCCTAAACTTGTACCAAATATGGCTGATGCTGAAGATGTAGTAACCGGTAAGGGTTCAGCACTTGTGCTTAACAAGCGTGGTTATGATAGAGCAAAAGCAGCAGGTGTAGAAAAAATCAACATTGTTTTATCTCCCTGTGAAACATTCAATATGAAGAATATGAATGCTACACATACAGAGTTAGTTTTGCGTTACAGGACATTTATGTTAGGTGTACCAAAAGAAAATGTAAGAGTGTATATTTCTATGGCCTTTGGCTCTCCATATAGCGGTCTTACTTCAGATAATCAAATAATCAAGTGTATTCGTGACGCTAAGATGTTTGGTGATACAATTGTATTTGCTGATACTGTAGGATGTGCAGACAGATTACAGATTGCAGCATGGGCTGAGTATGCACACAAAGAAGGATTGAATGTAGCATTACATTTACATCACAAGGGAGATGAGGCTGACCCGCTATCTATGGTAAGGGCAGGTATATTCTCAGGTATTACAGAGTTTGATACAAGCATAGGTGGATTAGGTGGGTGTCCCTTTGTAGAAGATAGCGGTGCTAACTTAGCCACTGAAACATTAGTGAGCCATCTAAAAGCATGGGGTGTAGAATGTAATGTTGATGAAGATAAACTCCAACAGGCACTAAAAATTACTCGTGAAATAAAAAGGAGGCGGGGAAATGAATCCAATGGATGACGCTTGGGTATTGTTAAAGCGTCAGACTACGCTTGGTGAGTTTCACCCCGATTTACCGAGTCCTTATGGGCCGGTAAGAGGTTATCGTGCTATACCGGAACGATTCATACCCGAAACACGACAACATGGATTTGTACCGCAATCAACTGAAAAATGGAAACATGCTCATCAACACGGTAACGATTTGCCAAAAGAAGCAATATGGGCATTTATGGCTGAACGAGGCTATCCAACAAACATAGCACGAAAAATGGGGTGGAGATTTGGTATGGGCCAAGCCGAAGCAGAACATGATTTGCTTACAGATTCCCATTATTTTGAACCCGTACAAAATGACGGTACATGGAGTAAAGAAGAAGAGAAAGAGTTTGAAGAGGATATGGAATATTTCAAAAGGGAAAAACTGTACCCTCCGTGGGATAAGCGGGTGAATGAAGGCTTGAGTCCAACATGGAGGCTTGTGCCAATTCGGGGCGACCATTGGCAAAAGCAACGGGATATGAGCGACCAAGGAAGAAGTGACTTTTCACGACCTGCTACGGGTGGTGTTTTTACTTCTCCGGGCGGCAAAGACCAAAGAGGAACTGATAAGGCCGCACCTGATTGGGATTCGTACATGATAACTGAACCAATACCGCCCGAAGCATTGGTACACGGTGATACGAATTACAACCTCAATAACATGATGTTGCAAAATGCAATTGAAGATGAAATGTACGGGAGAAATAAAGCCGATGCTTGGAAAGTAAGGGGGTACTTGCAACCATGACAGTAATCAAGGACAGTACCGTAGGTCGTTACAGCACTGATGCTGACGAAATTATGACCCATGTACGCAAACCTGTGTTTGTTGATAACGCTGTACATCATGCTCGTATAACACTACAAAAGGCTGACAAGGCTAAGGTAATTATTGAGAAAAACAACACCCGTACATTGCAGGTTATGCCTCAGAGAGCATATCAACTTTTGGAAGGCGAATCATATGTGCAACTTACGCATGTGCATAAGCCCGGTCATTCCAGCCTAAATGCGCCTTTCTTTAACGATGAAATAATTTCAGCAACTAACACACCAATGTTGCTTTACAACGCTGAAGCAAGCAGCCAAAGATTACTGCCTTCTACTATTGATTCGTCATCCTATGGTGTAAAAGCCAACCTGCGAAACATGAAAGCGAATACCCTTGAGGGTATAGGGTTCGTAGGTGACAAGGTAAAGTTAGGCCAACCGATAGATGTGGGATTGCGTACATCTGATTTGGCTATCAGATTAGGAGAATCAATCAACAGTGGTGCTACAAGTGTGAATATTTCACGACCAAAGAATGTAACCGCATCATCAGCAAGGAAGCATAGTATGAGATTCGTAGGTCAGGATTTCAATAACATGAACTTAATGACCGCACTAAGGTTCCTTGGTAGACATGATAGCAGAATGATATTACTTGACCGCTTCGGCAATCTATTGTACATACCAATCACATTTAGTGAAACTAACTTCAACATAGATGCTAACTTTAGGGTAGGAAGTAAAATAGAAAATCCTGTAGACAATATACCGAATAGAGTTACAGTGCAAGGACACCCCTTAGCACTTAACGACTTAGTAGTTGTAACCGTAGATGATGTAGAGGGTCAGGTAGAAGAGGTGCGAGAAGATACTGCACCTATCACAGACAGCACAGTAAGAACCACTAACGCTGCACGAAGAGTAGCCCGTCAAATGCTGAAAACTCGCTCTTTAGTACAGGGTGCAATTACAAGTGAAGGCCATCCAAATGTTATAGGATTAAGACCGGGTATGGTGATTAAGTTTAGTGGTGAAAATAAAGTAGTCACTGAGGTCAAACACATGCCTGTGAAAAACCTTAGCGACCTTACGCTACTCAACTTAGATACGGGTATTGAGGGTATATTGCAGGGCTTATCAGAGGGTACTACAGTAGGTGCAAATGATACTAACCCTGCTACCTATGTGCAGGTAGTAGAACAGAACTTGGCTTTGTTTGGTAAGGTAGAATTAAGAATATCATCAGTAGTTACTGCTCGTGGTGTATTTAATACAGCATACCTTATCGGTGGAGTGAAGGGCACTCAAGACAGAGGTAAGATAGGCAAGGCCGGTGGCCTTCCAATTGGTGGCAATAAAACAGTAAGGAGGCGATTATATTCCGGTCAGTGATTACATTAAGAGGTTATTGCTTGACACATTAGCAAGCAACATCAATGAGGTTATCTTAGGCTTCGATGGTACACCTGCTACAAGTGATGATGGTTCAGCAGGTCGCCCTGCTATCACTCTTGTACCGTCAGTTACCATTGTAGATGAAACATCATTATTGGTAGAGGCAACGCTCCCATATACAGAATCCTTTACTGATAAAATAAGAGAAGTCTATATCCAATTCCGTGATACTACTGAGTTTACACCTGTAGCGAGATACACTATCAATCCCGTCACTAAAAATAACTCAAACGAATTAGTAATACAGATAGCAATAGAGGTGGCATAATGGCAGGAAATCCGTTATCAGGGCATACAAAAGCGAATGAATCTTCAATGGCAGGGACAGCGAAGTTTACTGATGGTCTAACCGATGGTGAACATATACAAAGTCCGACATTAACAAATTACCTTGAGGGTATTCATGGTAATGGTATATTGTTAGAAGAGGACACAGCGTATGGTGCTACTAACAAAAATGTACCTGAAGATTTACCCGGTGTGTGTGAGCAGAATACTAACTCAGATAGAATCAGAGTAACAGGTGGAACTGCTATTATTGATGGTGTTCCTTATGAGTTTGCTAATGGGCCGGGTGGTACTCTTGATATTGACTTGATTTCTACAAGTCCAAATAGAAGAGCAAGTTATGGTACAGCATTAACAGCCGGTCAAGAAGCGTTAATAGTAGTTTATGTATCTACTAAAGATACTGAAAGTGGTAGTGCTGTAAAGAATGTTCAGTGGGAATTAGGAACTCCAATAACTACGGCTACTAACGCATATCCTATTACACCGTCTGCATTTTTATCAGACCCTAAAGCAGCCGATGGTTTAGCCACTAATAGCAAATCATTTCAATCTGTAGTATTAGCAGTATTGAGAGTGGTATATAGTGCAAGTGCCGGTGACTTAAATATATCTGTTACGGAAATTAATGATAAAAGAGTATTCATAAGACCTACACCACTTTATCTCACATCAGTAACTTCGGGTGCTGTAGGTGCTACTACTGCCATTGACAACCATGCTGAAGTAGATGCACTAATAACAGGTACAACAGGAGATTTAGCAGGTAGTCGCTTAGGTGCATTATGGCAATCTTACAATGCAGATGGAGATACAATGTTGTATTACTCATCAAAGGACTCAGGTGGTACAAGACATACACATGTATTAGGGCCGGTAGGATATGTTACTTCATCCCCAAGTTCTACTACTACCTTTACATTTAACGAAGGACAGGTGTTTGTGCTTAACCCATCAGGTGCTATACAGTTTAACCCATCAGGTACATTCCCGTTAGGCCATTTAGTCTATGTAACTAACGAGGCTGCACACGGTACTAACGGAGTGACATTCGATAACTCAGGCATAGGTACTGTTTTGTTAGGAAAAGAATCAGGAGTATTCGTTTATACCGGCAGCGCATGGAAGAATGTGATGTTAGCAAGCGGTGCTGTATCACCTAACGGACACGGTGCTTCAGGTAATGTGCAACTATCAGATGGCGGTGGAGGATTTACAAGTGACAACAATCTCAATTTCAATACAACTACTGATGCGCTCACTGTAAATGACTTGAAAATATCAAGCAGTTCAAACCATGTAACTATACAAAACGAAACTCAAGATAGAGATATAATCTTCAAAGTAAATGATGGTGGAGTTGAAACTGAGGTAATCCGTATAAGCGGAGATGATGGTCGAATTGGTATAGGTGGTATCACCGCACCAAGCGCACAATTACATGTACGCTCTGCTTTAACTCAACAGCCCGAATTAAGATTAGAAAATACTAATCCCGATAATCAAGAGGCAACTATTAGATTTATGAAAAATACTGCTTCACCTGCTGCTGGTGATGACTTAGGTTTAATACGATTTGAAGGAGAAGATAGTGCTGGCTCTAACACGCTATACTCTCTTATTATGTCACAAATGGTAGACCCAACAAACGGTCAAGAAGCAGGAGAGATATTCCTTAATGTTAAACATAAGGGAGAATCTAACACAATTAACGGATTGTCAGTATCGGGTCATGCTACGGGTAATGCAGAAGTAGTCATAAATGACAGTGGGCGAAATGATTTTAACTTTAGAGTAGAAAGTGATAATGAGCAGTTTATGTTATTTGTAGATGCTTTTGATGATAGAGTATCAATAGGTCATGGTAGTCCTACCGCTATGCTTGATATACAAACAGGAGGAACATTTAGAAATACAAGATTACTAACAGTTTCAGTTTCAGCAAGCACTACTCTAACAGAAGCAGCCCACGCTGGTAGATACAATATATGTGCTGGAAATATAACTCTACCTGCAACATCTACGGCTGGTGAACACTACGCTATTCTAAACACAACAGGTGGAGATATTACTATTGGTCGTAATGGAAATAATATCAATGGTGCTGGCTCTGATGCTACTTTGGGAACATTCAAAGCCGCTACTTGTATCGCTATTGGTTCTAATAATTGGATGGTAATTGGTGTTTGATATGTATATTGTTTTAGCAGGTTGCGCTCAACAAGGTTCTGCTGCGCCTTTAGCCGCATCAGTTGATGTGCCATCTTTAGTTGATATGGTAGATGTCATAGGGCCGGAAACAGGCTCAGTAGTTACATTCACTACAGTTGTCGGTGAAATAGATGCTACTGTGGTAGCAACAGGTGGAGATGGAAATTACACATACTCTTGGACTGTTTCTAAAGTATCTGAAAACTCGGATAACGGAAATAGATTCTCAGTAGCATCAACAGGTACTACTAATGCCGCAAGATATAACACATTAACCATTAACGGTTCAAGACCCGGAAGCCGTCATGACCCGCCTCATGATAGTACATTCTTAGCAAGATGTAATGTTCAAGATGGTGCTGGTGGTAATGTGAATGTCGATATAAACCTAATTGTAAATGGAATTACAATTCCGTGATTAATTTCCATCTGTAAACACAGACCGAGTTTTTTTACGCATTGTTGGGTCTTTCCAATAATGCTCACATACTCTACAGCACATCAGGTACACACGCTCGTTACCTTCATCAAGAAACTTACCGGATAACCTTCTCGGTACTTGCAACTCGCCACACTCAGGGCAAGGGCGTTTTAGTTTCTCCATGAGTTTACCCATGACGACACCTACTGTACAGGTCGTCTTGCTACAATGTCATCAATACGCAAGATAGCGTTAGTAACTTCTGCTGCACTTAGCACAGCCTGTCTAACCAAATCAAGCGGCTCTACAACACCTTCAGCCAACAAATCCTTGACACCACCTTCTGTGACATCAGGGCCAACTGTTATGTCGCCTTGTAAGATACTGTGGCGCATAGCAAG